CACTGCTAACGAGGCAGGGTAGCAATACTCTCATGAGTTCGAATCTCATCGTCTCCGCAAAGAATATATAGTATCGGAAGACCCGAGTGCCTTGGTAATAGGCCACGGTTTAGAATAGTTCGAATCCCGCAAAGGTTAGACCTCTGCGGGATTCGAACTATTGCTACAAAGCCAGCTAAGTAAGCAGATATTCTTGTATGAGAATTTTTGCATACCTAGAACCATATCGTGCTATTAAATATCTGCCAACAACCACAAAAAAGAGGTATATTGATCCGACAGAGAGAGACAGATAAAAACCTAATTGGTTCGGAAAGAAAAACCCAAATATATATAAATTTAGTATTGAGATGTATAATGCCAACAATGAGCCACCTATCAAATTGCGAATAAAGCCATACTCAATATTGTGCTGAAGCAACAGCCGACCGTTTTTTACCTTACCACGGATCATGCTTACACTCTCAGCAATAATACGCCGTGCAAAGATTATATCCTGGTTCTCCTGTTCAAAAGAACATATCTGTATACCAAAATCATTTAATACTTTTGTACTCACCTTAATTTTATGTTCAGGTGAATATGTAGTGTCGGAGTGTAGTAGTAATTCAGTGGTGGGCATGTATAGTTCATCTCTAAAATAGATTTTTTCAAAGATCTCTTTCCCAACAAACCTTCCAGCTTGGGCAAGCAAGAAAGTAAGTGCTACCGATAAGGTTATTCCCCCAGCCCACTTGACCCCCTCCATAGAAGACAAGAAGTCCGCTGTGTATAGATTTAGAAGGAAATAGTTCAATACAAAAATTGGTACAGAACATATTATCGCGGGGTATATTCTTGCTGTTATATTATATTTGCTGAGCATATTACTCTTCTACTTGATTAAAGAAAGTTTCTGGTATTGCTGGACCCCATCCTTCTCTTGGTAGAGATGTATCACACGGAAAACATACAATCTTTCCATTTTTATTTGTTTGGACGTTACAGTCACGTCTCAAAAGGGCATTTACTACTTTACGAGATGGGTGCTTAGGATCGCCTTCTGGTGGGCATGAAATAAAAGCTTGTTTAGGTCTCAACTTATTTAGAATACTTGGTCCTAAATTTCTTTTACTACCATGGTGAGGTACATCGAAGAAATCAAGTCCCGATAAATTGTATGGCAGTGACTCAGTATATTCAATTACCCTACTAAGAGCATCTTTCCCTGCATCCCCAGTGAACAAAAATTTTTTATCATTAATAACAAGGAGTAATACCATACTTGAGTTATTTTCTGGATCAGTATCAGGGTGATCGTCGCTTAGAGTTTCAATATGCAACGCCTCAACTACCCAGCTAATTGCATCTTTAGCAAATGATATAGTTCTCTCAATTCTATGTTCCTCTCTTACTTCAGGGGTAACTCCAAAATTTGCCAGGAGTTGGTGGTAATATTCCCTAGATGGACCCAGAACATACAGTTCATTAAGAAGTTTTTCACCTTGAAAGGGTTGGACGATTTGGATTCCTTTTGATTCAGCTAGCTCAACTAAAGAAGATAGTGAGGTTAAAGATTTTTCCAGTTTCGTTTCTATTTTTCCCAAGGAACTCTGTGTCTTAGTCATCTTTTTTATTGCCACAGTATAATCCCACGGGCAATGTACTGCTATTTTCCCTACAGTAAGATTTTCTAATACCTCAGTAAGCCCTGAGATATGGTCTGTGTGCAGATGTGAAGCAACAACTAGATCGACATGTGTAGTTCCGTAATGCTCTTTAATGTGTTCTACAAGTGCCATACCTGAGTCTTTTGTTCCACCATCAATAACAATCACATTTTGCTTGTTTGGGTCACTAAAATCTCCATAGCGCATTGTTATGGCGTCACCACCCTTTGAACCCGTCCCTACTGGAATGTAATCAATCTCGTATTGCATAAGTTTAAATTAGTATTATTTTATAATGAGTTCTGGATCCATGTGCTGACTTCAGTAGAAAGATGGTCCCAGGCCGCGGCCCTACTGGTTACATCAACGACAAATATCTTATCGTTCGCATCCATGTGAGCCTGAATCGAATTTCGTAACTGCTCGACCCCGTAGCTAGTTTTGATGAGCCATACTGATTCAAGGGGTTTTGCCCATGTACCATAGCTCTCTAGGTGTGTGTGCAGGTTCCGGTAGTCTTTCCCTGGGCGAATCAAATCATATGAAATTAGGTATGTATGCATGTGTTTATGTTCTTTATCTATAATAATGGCGTGTTTTCATATCGCTAAGTGCATTTTAGCAAAATCGCAAGTCACTTGTCAACCTTTTTTGAAAAATGTATAATGACAATATGAAAAAAGATGAAAAAAGAGCCAACACAATAGGGTCCAGAATTAAGGATGCGCGTGAAAGCATGGGTATTTCTCAAGCCGAATTGGCAGAAGAGCTTGGATTCCAATCTGCTACAGCTATTTCCCTCATTGAAAGTGGCGAACGCGGAATTGCTGCCCCTCTTTTGCATCGTCTAACTGAAGTCTTGAAGCGTGATGTTAAATATTTCCTCGGACAAAAAGAGGACGTTATGGATGTTCAGGTTGCACTACGCGCCGACAAGGATTTATCTGACGAAGACAAATCAGCAATCGAACGATTCATTGAGTTGGCGAAGCAAAAGAAAAATGCAAGATGATATCCCAACATTTGGGCCAAGAAAGAAGCTCGCAAAAACTCTGGCCCAGAGGGTTATTAAGAACATAAAAATTTCCAGTGCACCTGTTTCGCTTCAGCGAGTAATCGAGCACCTACAAACTATATACACGCTAGATGTAAAGAAAATTGTTATTGGAGAAAAAGTCTCTGGACTCTTAGTTGTCTGCAAGGAAGTTGACAGCGAATACGCAACAATAGGTTTTAATGCGGCTCATTCATGGTGCAGACGTCGGTTTACCATCGCTCACGAAATCGGACACCTGCTCCTCGAACATGGATGCAATAAAAATACTGACGACGGCTCTGTAAACGAAACAGAGGCAAACCAATTTGCCGCGGAATTACTCGTACCGACTGCATTTTTAAAAAACGATTTTTCTAAGGTGATGAATGTACAGAATCTCGCAAAGCTTTATCGTGTTAGCGATCAAGTCATCACAATTAAACTCATTGACGCTCGCCTGCTTTAGATTGTCAGAAGTCGCAAAATGTTGTATTTTTAAAACATCATGAAACTTTCAGCCGAACAACGCAATACAAAAATTCATCTCCTATTAGCTAACCTCCTTAAGGAAGCTAGTGGAAAGAAAGCAATTGAATACCCTCCTCCTTTTACAAAAAAGGAGGTTGAGACACTCTTCACAAGTCACATTTGGGGACATCGTGAGATAACACTCACGATTCTTCTCGCTCGTTTACTTGATCCTGTATTCAAGGCATCAGAAGATTTCTATGCCTGCAATCCTCGTTCAATTTACGAAAAACCAATTCGTGAAATATTGAGACAAAACGGAATACCACACAAAAAGTCTGGACCTTTAAATGTCGCTAAAAATAGTCAAAAAATTGACAGTGTTTGGGCACACAATAAAAGGGGTGACGGTATGGCATTGGTTGTTGCCGATCTCGTTAAAAAGATTGAAACAGTTTCTAGAGAGGACCTGGAGAAATTTGCGTTGGCATATGTCAAAAGGTATCTTCTCGAGGCTACAAAAGTAGCGAGTCTTAATTTTGAAATTAAAAATACGGAGGATCCTATTTTTCTATACAACCTCTGTAAAGATCTAATTGTAAATGTGCCAGACGGAGGATCTATCCCTCAGTTTTTGGTTGGAACTCTTATCGAGAACTTTAATTCGGGAAATGAGTCAAACCTTATCACAAGCGGACACATGGACAGTGTTTCTTCTACAAACACAACCAGTAAAAAGCCAGGAGATGTTATTGAGGAATTTTCTGATTCAAGCAAAAGAATCTACGAGATTACTGTTAAAACTTTCTCAGTGGACAGAATGATGGAATCACACGAAGCCGTCAAAGCTTTTGACAAAGAGTCAGAGATAAAGGAAGTATTCGTGATTTGCAGAGATGTAGATGTTCCTACTGAGGTCAAGCGTACATCTTCGTCGTTTCTTCTCGGGGTGTTACCTTATCAGGACATCAACTATTACTTCATCGATATCTTCGCGTGGATTCAAGATAAGATCTTGTTTATGCCCGCACAAAGTCGCCTAGAATTCTATACAGACTTAGTTGAACATGTTAACCAAGTTAACACCTCAGAAAAAGTAAAGATCTATTTTGCTGAATGGCACAAGACGAATCAGTCTTAATTCCTTACTTCGCTTCGAGTATCTGCTTTACTACCCTTGCTACTGCTTCTGCCATGTTGCATGGTACTGCGTTTCCGATCTGCTTATATATCGAGTTGGTGCCACCCATAAATTTATAGTTGTTCGGGAATGTCTGTATCTGTATTGCTTCGTTAAGAGTAATTCTTCTTAATCTTTTTGGAGCTTCTTGAAAATCGAGTGGTTTACCTTTTTCTTCCCAAAGGGTTTTGTGGTATTCCTCAACCCAACCTTTTTTACCGTCAAAGATTTGATTCTCATCTACAATTGGGGTTTTATTCCCTCCCATTGAAGCAGGAAGAGTATTAGAGTAGCCACTTGGGTCTATTGGTCGTCCTGCACCATTAAACAGCATTCCTGAGTACGGGGACCGTCTAAGAATTGGGTTTGACGCAGTGGTAATTTTTGCATTGCAAGTATTTGGATTTGATGGAGACCCTGCTTTCCCTAACTTCCTTATAATATCTCCAACATTAGGAGCTTTTGATTTATGCTTTTCTAATAATTTTATTAGATCTATTTCTTTACCAAAAGTTTTAGGATTCTTGATACCTATAAAAAACATTCTTTCTCTTTTTTGAGGAACACCATACTCTGCGGAGTTTAATATAATAAGTTGTTTAAATTTATAACCTAATTCATCTGCTCTTTTAAATAATTTTTCACGAACAGAACTCCATTTTTCTAAAGCACCTAGAGCTTTAACATTTTCCATTACAAAGACCCGCGGTTGAACTTTTTCAACTGCATCCATAAAGGAAAAGACGAGGTTACTCCTCTCGTCGTCAGGGTTCATTTTTCCTGCCACCGAAAAGCCTTGGCATGGGGGCCCTCCAAAAAGAATATCTACATTTTTAAATCTTCCTAGATCTTCAATATAATCTTGAATTTTACCGTGTTCTATTATATCGCCGTGATTTACCCTAAAAGTCTCACAAGCATTTTTATCAAAATCATTAGCCCAAAGAATATCGAATCCTGCTTTAGAAAAACCAACGTCCATCCCACCAGCTCCTGAAAAAAGAGAAACGGCAGTAAGTTTACGATTTTGTTTTTTCTCCAGTTTTTTATTGAGCATATATTTATATTTTATCGTTTTTTGGTTTTTTTTGCTAATTTGCCACTTATCCTTCATATTTGTTTAATTTCTATATTATTCTATCGTCACCACCCCCTTCGTAATTTTTACTTTTGATTTGAAGCACCCCATCAGCTCACGTTTCTCCTCATTCGTACCCTCTCGGAGAATATATTGTGCGTAGGTCTTAGAATCTATTTCTTTATAGGTTTCCTTTGGACTATTCATGCCAAGTACTTTCTTTTGAAACTTGTTCATTCTCTTTAGCTCCTCATCAAATTTGTGTTTGATGCCTAGACTATTGAAGTCTATTTGGTCTAGCACTTTCAAAAGCTGGTCAACCAATTCTTCTTCACGAAGGTACTGGCATTTGCAATGTCGGTCTTTTGATCTCCCGCATCCGTAGTAGATGTATTTTGCAACCGTACCGTCTTTGAGTTGTTTGTATTTCTCCTCAGCACTGATACCTGATCCGCACAGTCCACATACCATAAGTTTGGTGAAGGCAAACTCATGGCTTTGACGTACTATATTATCGCGTTTCAGTTGCTCCTGAGCTCTGTCGTATAAATCTTTTGATATTATCGGCTCATGTTTTCCCGTGTACCAGTTACCTGATTTTTTGGGATATTCAAATACTCCGTAATAAATCGGGTTAGTTAGTGTGCGGTAAATATTGCTGAGCGCCATATTGTGGTTACCGACTGATTTGAAATTTATCTCAAATTTTAGCCAGTGATATATTTTCCTGCCAGACAATTTGTCATCAGCCATCTTCTCAAACATTTTCTTTACTATCGGTGCTCGTTGGGGATCGATAATAATCTGACACTTTTTATCCATTAGTTTTTGATTGAGATATCCGACAGGTGCTACTCCTGGCCACAGTCCCATCTCAACTCTCGCTCGCAGTCCTCTCTTCACATTTACCCCCCTATTATCATTCTCCAGTTTTGCTTGGCTTCCAAGAATCATCAGTAGGAATTTCTCGTTTGGATTATTCCTGAAACTTTGTCCGTATGTCCGAATTTCTTGAAGCATTCCCGCATCCATTAGATCAACAATCTTTCCAAGGTCACCAGCGTTTCTTGATATACGATCTGGTGCCCATGTCAGTATGCCGTTGAATTTACCTTGCCGTATTTCCTCAACAATCTCATTGAAGATTGGGCGTTGGCCAGTCTCTTTTGCAGAATGCGATTCTCTCTTCATGCAGATGACCTCCAACCCCTCACGCTCGGCCAGTTGAAGCATCTCCTTAATTTGCGAGTCTATGGAAAGGATTTGCCTTTCCTCTGATTCCGTACTTTTTCTTGCATAAAGGCAGTACCTTACCTTTATGGGGGCTTGTATTTCCTTTGCCAGAGACCCCACTGGTGCTTGTGTCATATTGTTCATATACCCTAAGGAATGACGCAACCCCCTCTAGGAGTCCAGAGCGTCCCAAGTAGGTAAGAAGTTGATAACTACTATATTGCATCAAACCGAGGACCGTTGAATGTTCCCGCGGTTCTGCTACGTGGGTTGTATTCAATAACCTTTAACACGAGAATAGCAAAAGCGTCTGCTAAATCATCGTGTTTTTCTTTACCAAAACCAACCAACTGTTCGATAAGTTCCTCACATCCTTTTTCTGGAAACAGAATACGCCCGTCTTTTAAAAGAGATGTGGTCAATCGCAAGCGTGTTGTTTTGTCGCTTCCTCTCACTGATACACCCTCGACGTCATATTTTTGGCGTTCAAAGAGTTGAACGAGGGCTTTCTGATACCCCACGTCCTCGATGTAGAGTTTTACTCTCCAATGTTTTTGTTTTTGCATGGCTACCAGCGCTTTGATGTATTCCGTTTGCACCGGGAAAGTAATACGCTCATTGATCGGATTTGGCTGAATATAGATTTTCATATTCCTCCCATGTCCATATATATGTCCAACTACCATTGCAGTGTAGTCTGCGGACTCCTTTTCACTAACTGCCAAATCAATTCCAATTGCGATACTCCGCAACCCATCATGCAGAGTATCGGAGTTATAAAACTGGATCCATTCAGGATGCACTACTCTCTCAGTCGTTGAAATAATTTTTAGAAGATACTCGCGAGACCATATAATATCATCCGTTGTCTTTTCTTTTTCTACTGCGACATCTTCAGGTGTTGGATATTTCCCCGGCCAAAGCGGGTTACCTTGCTCATCAACAATGGGATACTCGCGATATACACCCTTTACCATCTTCATTTCGCCATTCTGAATCTTTTTCTTGAGACGCATTAAAACTGAGTCTTCGTGAAGCAGGTTACCAACCACGATGAAGCGAGTTCGTTTAGTCCCTGCAGGGATTATTTCACCAACTAACCAATTGAATGTTTTGTCGCGACTTTCCTTAGTTTTAACCGAATCAGTATCCTCAATGTCATCGATAATTATGAGATCGGGACGATGCTCATTGTGTCGGACCCCACGTATACTTTGACCAACAGAGCTGATCATAATCTTCACATTTAGTTTTTTAATGATAATCGCCGTAGCATTACCAAGTCTGTCGCGTTCTTCCGTAAACGGCCCGAGGTCTTTTCTGAGTAATTCATTATTGAGTAATTCATTTTTTATTTGTGCCAGATACTGGCGACATTTTTGATCAGTTTGTCCCTCGATGACTACAAACTTTCGTTGTTGCACGCCAAGAATAGACCACAAGACATATGCGGTCGTAATGATAGTTGATTTTGCGGATCCTCGGAAAGCGACGATGACAGCAAGTTTGATTGTCTCATCCTCAAGAATGCGGAACATTTCCTCGTGGAATGGAGCGGACTCATATTCCATATAACGATGGAAGTAGATTGGAAAGAAATACTCAAACCTATTCCGCACCGCCTCCTTGCGTACCGCCTTATCAGTAAGGATCTTCTCAAACAAATCCTCAACCTTATTTGTCTTTTTTATTTTCTTTGCCATAGTTGCGGAGTGAAGACATCTTCAATGCCTCTCGTATCAGTTTCTTCTGCTCTTTGGTGAGCGGTTCGTCCTTCGTTGCAACTGCACCAGAAAGCTCAAGCTTATTACCATACCGAGAATTGTGGGTTGAGAGATACAATCGAATTGCCTCAATCTTTTTGTCTCCTATAAGTGAGAAGAGTTGATTCTCTGCAATGTCTGACATGAACATCCTGCCCTCACTAAGAGCTTCATCGACCTTTGTTTCAAACTTCTTGCTTGCTTTGATCCACCGATACACGGTCGCTCGGGCAATGCTGACTTTCTGGCATGATGTTTCAATGGTCGGCGTGCGTTTCAACTGTTCAAGAAATGCCTCCTTGAGTTTGTTCTGCCGAGCTTTAACTGTGTCTTTTCTACTCATATTTTTGTGCAATTAAGCCAGTAAGTTTTTGAAACCTATCGATGATGGTTTGGCAGTATTCGGGATCAAGCTCGACGCCTACGCACACTCGCTTTGTTTGCTCACAGGCAAGTAATGTAGTTCCTGATCCAAGAAAGCCGTCATACACAACATCTCCGATGCGCGTGCTATTGAGAATGAGCCGACGAATGAGATCCAGCGGTTTAGTTGTCGGATGCATTGCGCTCTTGTTCGGTTTTGGGCAGACCAAGACGCTCTTATCTTTTGATTTTAGAAACTCGTGGACACCGTACCAGCCGTAAGCGATGAGCTCATGCTGGGGTGCATAATCCATACGCCCGATTACTGCGTGGGTCTTGACCCATATCAGAAGTTGCCCAAACTTGAGACCGGCCTCAAGCATGCCTTCACGAAGCGCAAAGACCATTTTGTCAGAGTTGAAGATATAAAAGCTGTTCTTGCGTTCGAGATGTTGAAGTACCGCCTCAATCCAGTCGCGGGTGAACTTTCGGTACTCCTCATCGCTTTGAAGTTGGTCATTTGCGATAGGCTTATTCTTCGCCAGCGTTTGGAATCCCTCCTTGCTTTCGGTAACCGCGACGCCATAAGGAACATCGCAGATAACAGATTTGATTTTCTTTCCACTCAAGAATTTAGATAACATTTCCTTATCACGAGAATCGCCACAGATAAGTAAATGTTCGCCGAGACGAAATGCATCGCCCGGCTTAATTAAGTTTGATGACTTGTTCATGTTGGTTGAGTTTCTTAAATCGATTGATAATGACCTGACAAAACACTGGCTCCATTTCACAAAGATACGCCGTACGCTTCAGTTGTTCGCACGTGGAAAGAATACTCCCTGATCCAGCTGTAAGGTCTAAAACAATGTCACCTGGTCGTGTACAGCGTCGTAGGGCCTTCTCGTGCAGTGTCGGTGGCTTTTGTGTTGGATGTTCGTACTCATTTCCTGGTAGTCGCTTCACAAGCCAGATGTTGAAGAGGTCGAGTATGTCGTCAGTGAGACGATTCCCCGTAGTGACTTCTTTGTTCTGAATTTCGTTCAAGTTCTTGATCTTGTTGTTAATCCACGGACGGCCAATTGTTCCGTACACACAGAATTCTGTAACCTTGTTGAATGCTAGTTGTGGCGTCGGTGACGCATTGTCTTTAATCCAAATGCAAAGACGCTTGGAATCAATACCGAGTTCTTTGTAGATTTCTTGGAAAAGATATACGTATCGTTCATCACACCAGAAAAAGTTGTGTGAATCGGGCTTGCTGACAGATAACGCATTTTGAATTATTGATTTTACGAACTTACGATATTCTTCATCAGACTTACTATCATTTGTCGTGCCACCGTATTTACCTTTATTGCCAACACCCTTGTCATAGGAAAGCCCTATATTGAAAGGTAAATCATCATTGATCATATCTGCTCGCACCTCACCCATGAGTTTCTTTGCACTATTTGGATCCGTAGAATCTGCGCAAAGTAAACGGTGTCGTCCGAGAGCGAAATAATCTCCGAGTTTTATGTTTGTGTCTTTTGCTTTTTCAATCTCGACTTCTTCGTCAAACTCGTCATCGGCAATCTCTAAGTTGTCGTCATATATATTCGACAAATCAAGAGAATCAAATCCTGCTGTGAGAAGCTCCCCAAGGTCAAACTCAGCGGCGAGTTTCTCAAAGTCCCATGATCCGCCCGATCGATTTGAAGTGAGGAGATAATCACGGAACTCTACTTCCGTGAGTGGTCTACTCGGCATTCTTACTTCGATTTCTTCCTCTGAGCGACCGAGGAGAGAAAGAGCTAAAATGCGTTGATTCCCAGCCACTACTTTTCCGTCCGTGTTGATACACGGAAGTTCAGCGATATTGAACTTCTTGAGACTGCGCTTCAATCCCTCAAGTTGGGTTTCTGATAATGTGCGAGGATTCTTCTCGTATCGGATAAGGTCCTTCACTTTGCGACGCTCAGTGCGCCACTCTAATTTTTTTGCCATAGTTGTGTGATTAATAATTGATAATCAGTACAACAAAAACACCAACCGCAGT